CCACATACAGATGTCATTCTTCAAACCTCACTTCAACCGTGTAATCGTTTCTGAATCCAACGCACTTGTCAGCAGAACCTTCGGGTCCGCATTCTGGCTCATAGCCTCTGACCGTCTTGGTTTCATCTGACCGAGCGAGTCTGACATATTGATACCCGTTGCCAGATGTTGCCTCCAGACCGCCCACAGGAAAGCATAGAGTCCCGTTGTTCATTACAAGCATGAACTTCTGTGCCATACCCCACAGTTTTGACCTTGTTGGTGCAAAAAGTGTAATCTTCATGTAAAGGATTGAAGTTTTTTTGATTTGGGTCTGAGATGATAGGCCGTTGAGTTCAGCCATGTCAGTTTCTTGATACACAGGAGTGATGCAAATCTGGTATGTTTTCTGGAGTTTGAACTCAAGCCATTCTTGATTCACGACAGGATTCCAGACTCCATCTGGAGAATCCATATTGGTTTCAATAAGGTTCTTGAGCATTGTATGTGGGTCAATCGCTGGCAACCCTCTGTCAGTAAGTGCCATCAATAATCACCACTCACATGGTAAAATGAGGTTGGCATTTTGTATTGACCGAATGATGCGACAGCCACGAGTTTATGCGACTTCACTTGTTCCAGAAGTGATTCATATTCTTGTTTGGAATCTGCCATCAGACTTTTCCAGAACTCTTTGACCCTATCCATGCAGTTCTCATCATTCATGGCCGCACGAGCCGCTGACCTCACGACATGGAGAATAGTAGCCATCTTCACATCTGCTGGAGGCGCAGATGCCCCATAGGAATAGACAACCTTGAGTCTTGAACTGATTGCCTCTGTGAAGGCATAGTGGAATCTGATAATCCCTGCCTCAGCATCATGGAGATAAAAGTCAGCATCGTTGGCAACCCTGCCTTCAATCAGAGATGTTTCAACACCCGCTGAACTGATTGAGTGAATACTTGTGATTGACACCGCTGGTCGCTTGGAGAGTGTGATGAATGCCAAGCCGAATGCTGTATCAAAGTATTCAGTATGGCTTTCAGTTCCAGCGAACTGAACTCCAGCATAAGCGTCCATCAATCGTGATGCGTTTGAAATCATTGTTGCGATTTGAGCCTCAGACGGACCCATGCCCGCAGAGAAGTCAACACCAGCGTATGCTTCAACCTCAGCCAGAGTGCAGTAGTCTATTGCCGCCATACATTCACCTTATCCTTTGGGGTTTATCACGGAGTCGCCCCCATCGCTGGGGATTGCTCACGCTCAACCCTGTCAGAAAAGGCGACTCTCAATCAGCCTCAGACTGTGTTGATTCCTGTTAGCAGACAAAGCGCATCGGTGTATCGGACAGCGAATGCGATGTCTTGGCGTGGAATCAAAACGAACCTGTCTTTGGTTGGCTCATCAAGGAAGCCCATGTTGAATCTGCGGTCAGCATCGGTTGGGTTTCCAATCATTGGAGAACGGTTGTGAACCAACAGAGCAACAGTCTTGTCAGTTTGACCGCTGGAATCGTAAGTGCCGTCCCAATCAAGGTTGGTTGGGATTACACCTGTGGCAAAGACACGGATTCCATAGATTCGTCCAAGTTCACCAGAAAGGATTGTAGCACCAGCACCATACTTGTCAACAGTTTGTAGTTCTGTGAAGCCAAGCAATTGAACCTCAAGGTTGCGAGGAACAATCAATGAAAGTTCATCACGGTTGTCAGCATAGACTCCAAGTGCGGAGATTGCAGAGCGAAGGTGGCTCAGAGCAAAAGTTCCAGAAACTGATACTGATGTTCCAGCGAGTTTTCGCAGACCGTTGAGTTCCAAGAGGTAATCGTTTTGCTCAGAACCTGCTGTTGCGTTGATACCTGTTGGGTTGTTGGTTGCATCATACTCACCGTTGATGTTGTTTGCCAGAGTGCTTTGCTTATCACCGTTGATAAGAAGCGATTCCTCGTTGAATGCCAAGCGAGATGCAATATCATCACGAAGCACAGTCAGAAGTCCTTCAACACCGTATGCGATGAGGTAGTTTCCGATTGGAATGTTGGCAATCATGGTAATCAAGGTCAAGTCAACCTCAGCAGTTCCATGAGTGGATTCGTCAGATGCAGTTCCAGCCGCAGTTTGACCAAGAGTCTGGCGGTGGAAATTGATTGAAGTGTTGAGTTTTGGAACTTTCACAGTTCTGGTTGACATCGGCATAGCCGCAAACAGAGAACGCATGAAATTGCGCTCATAGACGATTTGAATAATCTCGTCTGCGGTTTCTGTTGGGAACATCTGCGAACCTGCGTCCGTTCCTCCAGCCAAAGCCGCTTTCACTCTTTCAACCATGTCGTCAAATTGAATCTCTTCACTCATCTTCATCATCACCTTTTTTGTTTTTGTTTTCATCGCATCTCTGCGGGAATTGGATATTCAAGCACCTCGCTTGCTAATTTGCATTTCAAGCCAGCCAGCCAATCCGTTCATGCCTTTGCTCACTTCTGGGCGTGGGTCATGTCGGTTGCTTGGGGACTTCTTGACTTGGGAGTCAAGTGGAGTGGAATCAAGGCTCTTTGGAGATGCCTCTGGAACAGCCGCTTTTACTTCTGGTGCATTACCAACAAGTTCAGCAACACGCTTGGCGACTTCTGCCTCAATCTGTGCTTCTGCTTCTGCGGCTTCTTTTTCAGACTTGATTGCATCAAGTTCAGACTTGAGTGCTTCAATGTCCTCGTTAGTCTTTAATTGACTTTCAATGTCGCTCAAGCGGCTCTCAACCTTTGAAAGAACTTTGACGACTTCAAACAGAACTTCTGTGGAGGTTGGTTCGCCAGCAGATTCTTCTTCTGTTGCTTCTGCGACTTCTTCAACCACTTCTTCTGGTAGTTCCTCTTCTGGAACTTCTTCTGCTGGTGCTTCTTCTGCCTCAGCCTCTGGTGCTTCTTCTGACTTAACGACCTCTTCTTCAACATGGTCGTGCTTGATTTGCATTTCTTCTGTTGGAACTTCAAGTTCCTCTGAGGCAACAACGACCTCTTCTTCTGGAGTTTCAATGATGTTCTCGTCAGCCATCTGTTTCACCTGTTGTCCAATGCCTTTGTCAATGGGGGTATTAAGTGAATCGGTGTTTTCAGATTCTGAGTTTTCACCCTCTGAACTCTTGATATTGGCGAGCAGTAGTTCTTTCAGACCAGCAATTTCAGCCTTGAGTTCGTCAATTTCAGAAAGTTCGTCTGGCGTATCGGACTCAATACCGTATGTTGCTGGAGTTTCAAGTTCATCACCTGTCGCTTCTGTGTAATCAGCATGAGAACTACATGGCATATACACAGTCATTTCACCATCATCACCGTCAATCGTGTGAGTGTGGATTCCATCACAGCCAAGTTCAGCGGCTCTGGCCTCTGCTTCTTCAAGAGTGGTGAATACATCTGTTTCAATCTCACGCTTGTTGCTGTGTCCACCACATGGACAGTCAGATGATTTGTTGGCTTCGTTTGGAGATTCCATATCTCCACCCGCTGGAGGTTCTTCACTTGGAGATTCTGCTGGTTGCTTCTCAAAGAGTATAGCGAATGAATCACCCATGTCCTCATATCCAAGTATGTGCTTCTGGACATTGAAGAGTGCATTTGGAGATGCTGGCACATCAACCACGCTGGTTTCAAGCCAATCAATTTTGGTGAATGTCATGTAGCAGGTATCTCCCTTCTCATCGTCTTTGCATTCTTTGACAGCCGCACGAGCGATGAATCCAATACTGAATGCACGAAGGAATCCCTTTCTGATTTTTCTGACAATATCCTTCTCGCCACCATCAATGACAGCCCTGCCGATTGGAACTGAGCCTTCAATGCCGTCCCAAGTTCCCATCTCAACATCAAGCATTCTGCCAATGACACCGTATGTCTTAGAATGGTTATACAGTATTACAGGATTCTTCTGGTAATCGTCCCACGATGCCATGATTGCATCTGGGGCAACGAGTTCGTTGTGTCGGTCAAGCATATCTGCGTTGCCAACATAGACGGGTCCACGAATGATAACATCATCATCGCCCATCTCATATCCGTCATGGTCTGGCTCATGTTCCTTGTCCTCGTCATAATTTTTGACGACTTGAAAAGGCATCTGAGCCTCTAACCGTATCTGGATTTCACGCTCATCACCAGAGCGTTGAGTGTAGTCCTCACCATCAACCAATACGGCTCGCATATCGGTTTGGTTGCGTTTGGCGGGTTTTAACATTGGTGGATTAGGGGCAAAAAGCATTGATATTGCCGACATATTGATATAGTAGTGGCCTCTCATCTGGTTTGCTCGTAGCACATTCGGGCATATCGTGGAACAACCCTTCGCCCCCTGTGGGCGGGTCGGGCTATGGAATAGAAGCGAATTAAATGTGCGCTCACATTCCCCCCTCCCATGTGGAGTTCGCCCCCAAGTGGGGCTAAGTGGGGAACTCGCCTTTGGGCGGTGGATTAGCGTCCATCGGTCTTGGAGAGTAGCCATGAGCCTTCGGCCGAAGGTGCGAGCATGGTGAAGAATCCAAGTGGCTACCTCTCTCTAACGGGAGGGGATTCGTCCCCACAGGCGAGATTCCCTATTTGCCAATCATCATC